AGCCCTGATTCATCTGGCGGCTCGAGTGCTATCTGCTTCGGGCAGTTCAGCGGGAATTTCACACCCTCGGCAACAACGATGTAGTTGTACTTGCCCAGGCTGTCGAACAGGTCTGCAAACTCTTTAGGAGAACCCTTTAGGTTATGCCCGAACCCAGTCTTGCTGTAGATCTTCCAGTAGCAGATCAGGTCGTTTGTCTTGCCTGTCCTTTGCTTTGACTTGTAGTCCTTGTCGTCCGAGATAGTGGACTTGCTGGAGTAGCTCTCTAGGTGGCCCTTGAGATCCTCTGTTTCTAGGCCGTATTGGGCGGCAACTTCGGCAATGGGATGGACGCACCTTCTGGCTATCCACAACAGGTCTTCCTGCTCGTCGGCATCTGGGTCAAACAGCAGGTTGTCCACGCTGTCGGCAAAACTACCGACCACACCGAACGTCTGGCCCTCCACGCTGCCTGGCAGCTCGACCAGCTCGGTCCACCAGACTCCCATGCCGGTGATGATCGCCTCGTCAACACACCGCCGCGTGTGCTCCTTCAGGTTTAGTTCTTCCGTCGTGTAGTTCAGATAGCTCTCCATGAGACCGGAGATAGTCCTGCGCTGCTCCTCCATGAGTCCGACCTGCCGGGACATCTCTTGGAACTGCTGGATTCTGGGATCAAGTATCGGCTGTCCCGTCATGGGGTCGAACTGCGGCTCGGCAGTTGGGTCGATTCCCAGGGCCGATGGCGGCACGACAGGGAACCTCCGAGGATTCACATTCCGCACTGGGTTTCTTGCAGCAATGACGGCCCCAAACAACTTTACGGCCTCGAACACCTTGTTGATGGTCATACGAAAGCTGGGGGGCTGAAACTTAGAAACGGGTGCAGCCCCTGAAGCTCCTGGGGCGTTGCCTTGTTTCCAGAACCAGTCGCCATGCCCGTCAAAGAAGTTGCGGGCTTCTTGGGCATCAACAGAGAACGGCTTCTTGTGAAGCTCGGCTTGCTTGAGCTTCTCCAGCCAGGATGTTGAAACAGCCCGAAGCGCATCCTCCATCTGTCTCTGGGGAATCTGCGTTACTGGCAGCTCTGGTAGGCCCAATGAGTTGGCTTCGTCCGGTATCACCTGCTGCTGGCTGATCGGACTAAATTCGCTGTCGTCTATCATGGCCTGTTTATGTCACCTTATGAAGCGTTTGCAGGCGTAATACTTGCCATTTCTCCCCTGCGCTACAGCTTGGTCGGCAACCAGCATCCCCGAGTTGCTGTAGCAGCAGCCCCGCAGTGCTTGCTCCGGCGTACTTCCCATGCCCAGGCCCTCGAACGAATAGGGGTTGCCGCCCATGTGTTGGAGGCATCCCCTTCCAGCACAGATAGCTGCCACCCCGGCGGCCGTCCGCGTAGTCAATCCAACAGCAGCCTTCACTGGACGCTGAAGTGGGCACTGACCATTTGGGCATCCAGACTGGGCTGGCGCAACTTGGCAATAGACTGCCAACAAGACCGAAAGAATAAATGTGAGTTTCATGACTTCACCAGCTCCTCTGATTTTTTGGGTGTACGGGCCTGCGCGATCTTCAGTTGGGTAAGAACATTCACCAGCTCGCGGAGGGCAAGCGTCTGTGGGTGCGGTTGATAGCAGCCCCACCTAGCGGTCGTGCTTGCATTCAAGTCGTTCGCCCAATAGGGGTCAGAGGCAGGGCGAACGCTCGGCTTCTCGCTCCAACCGCCACCGTCCGTCAGGCACAGAACAGTCACTGTTGCCTGCCCTGGCCGCTTGCAGATCCAACCCATCGTCGCTTCGTTGGCTGAGATCTCAAACGGGTTGTCGTAGAACAGAACCATGTCCCCGAGGGCGGCGACGTACTGAGATTCGGACATGACTACCTCCTAGTTTAGAATTGGGCCTCGCGCTATTTTCAGTCCAGTTGCCGTCTGGAGGAAGAGTTAAGCGTCGAAGGTGTAGGAGTAGCTCGCTGGGCTGAGATTCACGACCGTGGCCTTGTTTTTTTCCCTCTTTGCAGCCCACTTCACCCACCACGGATCTATGACCGTGTTTCTGGGCGGGACATAGACGGGCCGGTACATGGCCAAATAGCGAACACAATCCAGCAAATGCGACTCGGAATGCAGCCGTGGCTGGTCTGTGACTTGAGTTCCTGCAGCCGTGTAGATCGTTCGCTTTCTGTACCGCTGGAACTCCCTGATTAGGTTGGGCATCTTGTCTTTGAGAAGTCGGAGCCTTGGGTGCCCCGATGGCCTGATGTGCAGCAGGGATCGCACCTCTTGAAGCCCAGCCATAACATCGTCGGCACCGGCAATGAACGAACATCCCGTCTGATTGCTCCTGATCCCTCGAGCAACGAGCTGCTCCGAATACTGGGTCTGCGGAGACCGGCCTGAGCCAATGTCCGTCAGCCGGCCACCGTGGGCATCGATCAGAAATGCCTCTACTCCGTGGGGCTGTTGCTGAAACTTAGCCTGGAACTCTTGCCCAAAGATCTCTGCATTGGCGTTGCGGATATAGAGTTCGTCGTAGAGCACGATCTGATCGTTGTCTGGTGGAACGGCGGCAAAAAGAACTGCCAGCACGGCATGACCAGGGTCGATTACGGCATACCTAGTCCAGTCTTTTGGAACGGCATTGTTTTCCAAGGACATGGTGTGCGCCCACACGGAGAAGCTCGGGTAGACCTGCACGGAATCTAGGGTGAACTCACCTTCACTCCGCTGCCGAACCATGTCTACGCCCTGGGCCGACCATCTCGCCAGCATCTTCTGCTTCTCTATGTCCAGAATATGGGGATTATCGAGGAACCTGAGCACAAACTTCTGGATGAGCGGCGCTGGCTTGTTTAGTGAGGCTTCTTGATCTGCCCGCTCCGAGAGCCCAAGCAGTGCGTCGTTCTTGCTGTGAGGCATAGCCGACCAAGAGAATCGACCCTGCCTGTCTGCTAGGCGAGCCTGCATTTCGGGAATCCAGATTTCGGAATTTAAGTCCTCATCGATGTGGCATCTGTTCAGCGCGAATCCCTGGGGAGGATCTCCCTCGGAACTAAACACATTTAGCTCCCAGCCATTGTGCAGCACACACTGCGACAGGTATCCGCTTGCTTTGTTCACCCAGGCCATTGACTTGATTAGTCTCGGCGGGATGAGCGGGGGAGCCGGCTTCACCTCGTCCTCGCTGCGCCCAGCATCAAGCACTGGGTCATACGCACGGAAAAGGCCGGTGGTGAGATCCCGTATGATCTTGAAAGCACCCGCACGAAAAAGTGTCGGATAAATTACAAGCCCGCAATGCTTCCAATTCTGGCCAATTACAGCTAGTCGCCCGTCTTTTTCTGGGTACTTGCCCTTGATCGGATGCGTTCCGGTCAGGGCATAGGCATCCTCAACAAATGAGCAGAGACTCTTGCCAGACCGATTGCCACCGATGACCAGCGTCTCGGAGGACATGCAGTCATGATACAGTTGCTGCTGTGCCGTTGGCCTGTATAGCCGCAAGGACTCGATGCGCCTCGCTGCCAGTTCCGAGGTCAGCTCGAATAGCTTCTCTTTCTGGTAGGCAGAGATCGGTACTGCCCCCTGCTGCATCGGTATGGGTTGGACTTTGTGCGCTTTCGCCATTGTTCGCCTCTAGAAGGTGCTGTTGATAGGCCGAGGCGGCAGCCACATCGATCCGAGTCTTGATCTCGTTCTCGATCTCCTCTTCCGAGTAAAGATTCATGGGCTTTCTAGCCCCGCCCTGCTCGGTGTTCTTTGCCGCCAGCCTGACGACCATCTCAAGTATCCCGTTTCTCATTCGCCCGCCGGGGGGACTGTCCCAATACTGCTTCATCAGTACGGACGAAAACCCCGACACTCCCCCGAAATACCGCATCATGCCCTCGAGCAACTCTGCAGTGTGCGGTACGTTCACTCCGTTGCTTGCAGCCGGAGCAGCCAAGAATGCTGCGACTGACCTGTGCTCCAGCTCTGCCATCGCCGCCTTCTGCTGGGCAGCCCGCACGCAATCCAGGCACTCCCAGCCGAGAGTTCCGGTGTTTCCGAGCTGGACAGAGAAGTAGCTCTTGGTCTCGGGCTTTCTCTTGTCGCAGATCTGGCAGGTGCGCAAAGCCTGAGACTGGGTGGCGAGAGCGTGGCTCATGCTATCGGTCCAACTGAGTGAGCGTCCGAATCATTGCAGTATTGGCACTGCGCTGCGGATCGGAGTCTTGATTATATGTGGCATTGTGTGCCAGTTGCCCCTTGGCTTGCTTCAGCAAAGTATCGGCCATGCTCGG